ATTACTCAGATTCAAATTTCTACTAATCCAATTGCTGTTGCAGAATCAATTTGTTTGCAAGATTTAGAAGCATACTATACTCAGAAGTATCTTCCACAAGGTGCAAATGTAGATTCTACAACTATTGCTGCTGACATCGTTAACCGTAAGGTTGCTAACATCGCTCAGTCAGTTGAACAAGTTTTATGGCAAGGTAAAACAACTTATACTAATTCAACAGTATTAAAAACTATCAATGGATTGTTAGCTACTATTGATACTGCTGGTACTTCTATTGCAGCTACTCAACAAGCTTCAATTTCTGCATCAACTGTACTTGGTATATTTGAAGATATTTACACTAAAGTTCCTGCTGCTGCAATTTACAATGAGCCAGTTATCGCATTCTGCGGAATGGATACTTTCAGAACTTTGTTGAATAAAATTACTTCAACTTATGGTTTCTACGGAAATTACACTACTGATGCTGCTGCTGGTCGTTGGGAATTAATTTATCCCGGTACTAACATGAAAGTTGTAGCTGTACCGGGTATGAATGCTGATAATCCAGTTGATACAGGTTCACTTCCAACTGCGGTTAGAAATCGTATCATAGCTACTTATGCTTCTAACTTAGTTGTAGGTACTGACTTAGGAACTGATATGGCTAACATCGAAGCATGGTATTCACAAGATGATAGAGTAATGAAATTCTATACTCGTTTCAGACTTGGAGTGGCTGTAAAATTCAATGACCACATCGTTCAGTACACTAACTCTTAATAATTAATCAATAGGGTGGGAGAAATCTCACCCTTTAAAAATTTAAAATAATATGGCTTGTAATTTTTATGAAGGTATAGCATTAGCTTGTAACGATGGAATATCGGGCGTACAAGCTGTATGGATTACTGAGTTTAACTCGGTTACTTCATTAGTGCCTACATCAGGTACTATAACCACTTTAACTCAGGCACCCGGCACAAAGTTTTGGTTTATTGATTCTCACTCTGAAAATATTTCTTTTACTCAATCCACAACTGGAACTCAAACGACTCCTTATTCCACTACGCAGACCTGTACATTCACAGTGAATGTCCATACAGCGAAACTTCGTAATTGGATTAATACAGTAAGGCAGAATAAGTTCATGGTATTGATAAAAGACGGTAATGATAGATATCAGATGATGGGTGCTACTCGTGGCGCATACGCATCTCAGATTGACAGCACTACCGGTAAAATGTTATCTGATTTCTCAGGATCAACTTTCACTTTCACTGCCAAAGAACCATTTGAGGCATACTATGTTGATTCATCAGTAGTAACTGGATTATCAACTGGTGCATAGCATTTAGCTTGTGTGTTGTTTGGAGAAGCCCATCCCCGTAAGGATGGGTTTTTTTTGTGACAAAATTTGACCTTATAACACTTATTATTGTATGCAGTTAATCACTCGCAATTCAAATAGTACAATCATTTTCACATTAAAAGAAAAGCAGACTTTAACAAGTCCTTACTTTTTATTTGAGTTAAAATTTAGAGGTGATGGTACTACTACCAAAACTTTTATCGCTTCAGATACTTCAACTTATTCAGATAGATACAATGAATTTTTAGTTACTGAAGTAAATGCAGGTAGTGAAATCTTAACAAGCGGAACGGTTAACTTGCAGAATGTTGGTGAATGGCATTATAGAATATTTGAGCAAACAAGTCCAACTAATTTAATTGTTGCAAATGCAGTTAATGAATTAGAAAACGGAATTATAAGAGTATTGCCAAGTACATCATCAACTCAATACATTCATCAAATATCAGATAATAGTTACACTTACAATCCATCATGAGCGAAATAAATTATAAATACGTTAATATAAAATTAGGTAATCAAAAGCCACCTGTTTTTAAAGTTGTAAATAATCAAGATTGGATTGAATTTGGTATTGAGCCACCTTATAAGAATAATTATCCTAGATATATTCAAAGTCTTTATGAGCGTTCAAATATGCATGGTGCATTTCTAAAGGCAAAGCATTATTATATCTGCGGAAACGGAATAACAGTAGATAAATCAGCTAAGACAATCGGTGATGTGTCTTTATTGCTTGAAGAGTTAAAAGCTACAAATCAGCAAGGTGAAAATATATCTGAGATTTTAAGTAAATGCGTATTGGATTATGTGTTGTTTGGAGGTTGTTATTTAGAAGTTATATGGAGTAGAAATGGCAAAAAGTTTGAAGTTAACCACATGCCATTTAATAATTTGCGTAGAGCAGTAAACGAGGAAGGATATTATTATTCAAATGATTGGTCACAAAGCAAAGCAAATCAGACTAAGGAAAAGACTAATTTAGAATTTATACCGGACTATGATGCTGAGAATACAAGTGAAAAACAAATCTATGCATTAAAATCTTATGGCATTGGTACGGAATATTATCCGAAGCCTGAATATTTAGGACTTGTTCCTGTTGCAGAAGTAGAATATGAAATTGCAAATTATCATTTAAATGCAATTAAAAGCGGGTTTCACATTGGTACTATTATCACATTTGTAGGTAAGCCAACACCAACTGAGCAGGATGAAATCGAAAGACAATTAAAAAATAAGTTTCAAGGTACGGATGCGGCAGGATCATTGTTACTTCAGTTTACTCGTGACAAAGATGGTGCGCCACAAATCACAAGATTAAGTGCGGATGATTTAGATAAGAAGTTTGATACACTTACAAAGTGGGTGGACCAACAGTTGACAGCAGGACATCACATGAGTCCTATACTTGCAGGTATTAAAACTGAAGGTCAACTTGGAGGCAGAACTGAAATTGATTTAGCACATGACTTATTTAAGAATACTTGGGTAAAGCCAAACCAAAGAGTTATTGAGCAATGGATAAATAAACTATATGAAGTTTACGGATTTGAAGATAGGATTAGATTTAAAGAGGTTAGGCCAGTTCAACCATTTGATTTAAAAGATGCGTTTCAATATATGACGCAAAATGAAATTCGTGATTTAATTGGATTACCTGCTATAAAGGAAGAAGTTGACACTACTCAGATGCAGTTATCTTCGCATAATATTGAAGATGTTATAATATCTGAATTTAGCGCATGTGGAGAAGGAAAAGATTTTTACAACATCATTGAAAGCAGAGATATAACTCCCGAAGATTTTCAAAGCTATGCGACATCATTAGAAAAGTCAATATTAGCCATTTTAGAGAAAGATCCATTAGCAACTGATAGAACTATTGCCGAAGCTTTAAAACGTGAGGAAAAGACAATTACAGCAGCAATAGAGCAAATGATTAATGATGGCTTGATTGAGATGGGTGAAAAGTCACAAGAGGGTGAAATAATAAGAAAAGCAAAGGTAAGTTCAGAAGGGAAAGATTTGGCAGAAGATTCAAAGGTATCTGAAATGGAAGTAAGATATTTTTATGATTGGAAAACTGAAGTGCCAAAGATTAAAAGAGATAGCTTAGAGCATCCTTCAAGACCATTCTGCAAACGATTAATGGAACTTGATAAGTTATACTCAAGAGCAGATATAGATAGAATTTCAAACAGAGTTGGATTAAACGTATTCATGTACGGTGGTGGGTGGTGGAATATGGGTGATGGAGTTAATTCACCTTCATGCAGACATATTTGGAAATCAGTAATAGTTAAACGTAAGTAATGGCACAAATATTTTTTATATCAAATCAATACGTTAAAGAAAATTCAATCGTTGATGAAAACGTAGATGAAAAGTATATTCGTATTGCTATTCAGAATGCGCAAAGGAATCAATTGATTTATGTGATTGGTTCAGGACTTTATAATGAGATAGCAGGACAAATTCAGAATAATACTTTAACTGCTCTTAATCTTACTTTACTTAATGATTATATTGTACCATGCTTATTAAATTATACATTAGTTGAATTAAGTCCATACTTGCTATATAAACTTAGTAACCGTAATGTTGGAGTTAAAGATGCGGAAAGAGTTACTGCAACTGAGTTCAATAGACTTGATGATATAATGAAAAAGTTTGAGTTTGATGCTGAACTTTCAGCAGATAGACTTCGTAAATATTTACTTACTTATGAAAGTTCGTATCCTTTATGGAATAATCCGGGCAGCACAATTGATACGATATATCCTAGAAGGGATGCTTTTTATAGTGGTATTTATACTGGCAGAAGGAATGACTATGTATCACGAATAGACCGAATAGAAAACCCCGGTACATATGGCTGTGAATAAATCACGAAAAAAATACCAAAAAGAATATTACAATTATCTGAAATTAATAAAGTATATAAAGACAAAGGAAGATGCCAATAAGAACACTAAATCAGATAATAGGAGAGTTTAACGAGATTGCTACTCAGCATCGCCAAATCAACAATTTTACTGTTGGTACTATTGAAGATTTTGCGACAAGTGGCACTACTAATTATCCTGCATGGTGGGTTGGTTATGATTCTAATGCCTTTGCATCAAGAACTGAAGATTTTACTTTTACTTTTTGGTTAGTTGATAGAGTTAAAAAAGACCGAAGCAATTTGATTGAAATTCATTCAGACATGAAGCAAGTTGCTATGGATGTAATTGCTCAATTGAATGATTCGGGATATGGATGGAAGGTTAGTGAAAGCGTGAATTTGTCTGCAATTTATGAGTCTTTTCATGAAGATGAGATTGCGGGTTGGAGTTTTGATTTTACAATCAGTCAACCATTTACTAAAGATGTTTGCCAAAT